CTGCTGGATTTTTGGGCGCCCTGGTGCGGCCCCTGCCGGATGGTCAGCCCTATTCTGGATGAGATCGCCCGGGAACGTCCCGATGTAAAGGTCTGCAAGGTCAATGTGGACGAGGAAATGGAACTGGCGAAGAAATACCGGATCTTCAGCATCCCCACCCTCATCGTCATGCAGGACGGACAGATCGAAAACAAGATGATCGGCGCCAAGACCAAGGATCAGCTTCTGGCAGCCCTGTAACTTACATATATGTCCGCCGTATATACGGCGGACATTTTTTATCCGTTCTGCAGCCGGCTCAGCCGTTTTTGATCCACGATGTCCACGGCACCCCGGGTCAGCTTGACCATACCTTCACTCTGGAAATAGCGAAGCATCCGGGTGACCACCTCCCGGGCAGTACCCATATGGTTGGCAATCTTTTCATGGGTGATCTTCAGGGACATTGTGCCCTCCAGCTGGCTTTCCTCCAGCAGGAACGCGGCGAGCCGCTTATCAAAGCTCTTCCACATGATCTGCTCCATCAGCCACATCAGTTCGGAAAAATGGTTGGTGATCAGATTGTGGGAATAGTTGGAAATGGCGATGGATTCATCCATCAGGTTCTGATACAGGCAGGCAGGAATAATCCAGATCTCGCTGTCCTTTTCCGCCTCCACAAAAATATCGAACTGCATATTGGGCATGACGCAGGCAGCGGAAAACAGACAGATATCCATCTCAAAGAACCGGCATATGGTGACTTCCCTGCCCTCTTCATTCAGCAGATACGCCCTGAGCTGTCCCGTGCGCACCAGCAGCATACCCAGACACTCCGGGCTTCCGTCATGCAGCACCGTGCCGCTTTTGACTTTCTGAAAATCCGCCATGGATACCAGCCGTTCCTGCTGGTTGGCGTTCATTCTGTCCCAGATTGGGAAATAGTTAGCAAAATCCTTATCCATAATGATCCCTCCCAATATAATAACTATAATCAATATTCATCCGGAAGTCAAATGGTATCGCAAAAAACCGCTTGGTGAGAAAGTCACGGAATATTCCTCCCAGGTCTGATATTATCAGGACAACAAAGCAAAGAAACAGCGAAAGAATACCCTATGAAAGGAGGAACCGTCCGTTATGATTTCTATGAACCGAACCTTGTTTGACCAAACCGCGGTCTGTGGAGAGCATCCCGTTCTGGTGGCCTACTGCGCCCCCTGGTGCAGATATTGTCAGCACCTCACCCCCGTGCTGCAGCGGCTGGCGCAGCAATATGCCCCCGGCATAACCTTCGGAACCATCGACATCGATCAGGAACCACAGCTTGCCTCCGATGAGCAGATCGAAGTCGTTCCCACCCTGGTACTGTACCGGGCAGGAAGCGTCCTCGGTTCCATCGTGGTACCGGAGTGCGGCAGACAGATCGAAGGATTCCTCCGGGAAGCCCTGGAGATTTGATATTTCCCACTATTTCGTCGCATAATCCGTCTATAACGGCATCTTTTCTTGATGTCCTGGATCATCTATGCTATATTATTATAAATAACAAACGGGGAGGTTAAAAGAAATGAAGAAGATTCTGGCATTTCTGCTGGCTCTGGTACTGCTATTCTCTCTTGCCGGCTGCGGCTCCGAAGCCCCCGCCGGGGCTGTTCCCACCGTGGAATCCATTCCGGAAACCACCGCCGAGCCTGTTCAGGAAATCACGATCACCACAGACAACTGGCAGGAGTATTTCGAGCAGCGGGAATCCCAGCGGGTTCAGGTGAATGCTCAGGGAAGCATCATCATGCGGGAATTCGGCTACGGCGTTTTCCTGAAGGAGGAATACGTTTCCCGGCTCGCGCAGGAAAATCCCGTAGACGTATCCTTTGATATGCAGGCGAATTCCGTCCGATATCAGGTCTATGGTGATCTGACCACAAACAATTTCATCGTCCGGGATGACACCCTCCACAACGAAGGAACTGTGACCCTGACCGCCCCGGTGGAAGATCTGCGGGGCAACACCCGGATTCAGGAGGATTCCGATTTCCATGACGCCGTTGCCGCCTTTTTTACAGTGGACGGCGAGTTCGGTGCCTGAAGTTACACGGAGAAATCTTTCTGCGAAAACGGAAAGATTCTGAAGGCACAGGGTGTGCTGAGACTGGTTCCCTGATCCCGGGGAATAACGAAAAAACGCAAGCCGCCGGTTTCCCGGCGGCTGTTTTGTTTGGTGCGGCCGCCGTTTAGACCGGCGGCTGTTTGTGATCGTAGCCTGTTATTTGGGCGTACACCGGAAGGGACTCGTTTCATTATGGTGTGGCCGCCGTCGAGATCGACGGCCAGCGAATGTCCACCGGACATTCGCATTTCGTTTTTCGAGTCCCTCCGGGCAGCAAAAAAGCAGATACCCGGATGGGTATCTGCTTTTTTGGTACGCCGAAAGGGACTCGAAACACTAAGGATTCGCTCGGTCAAGCCCTCGCGAGCGGCGCTCACCCGCGCCGCATTTTATTGTTCTCGTCCATGAAGATATAAAAATAATCCGAACCCCAAAATCAGGTTCGGATTATTCTTCTTTGGTACACCTGACCTTTCCAAATAAGAACCGGAAACGGCCCTGGGGGATTCAGACACGGCGGCTTTTTCCACCGCTGAGAAGGGCACCACGACGGCCCCAGCCCGATCAACGTTGAAGATTATTTTTAGATAATCGTCATAGACGAACACGGAATGCACCAACGCCCCGTATACTTCCCGGCGGAAGTCCGGGTCGTTCCGGTTCCCATGCCGGAAGCCGTCGAGCCAGCAGGCCACCGCTTCGGCCTTCACTTCCAAAGATGCCTGCACCTTGGCTTTTTCAATCTGCTGCCGTAGTCCGGCCCGGTCTGCTTCCGCGTCCATAAGCAGTTGTTTGGTCGTCTCGGTTATAATGCCCTGGGCAATGGCCGCGCCTATATTCTTGATCTGCCGTTCTACGTCGGCCAGCTGCGCCCGTAGGCTGGAAAGCAATGCTATACTGTCGCTGTTCTCAGCGCACCGGCGTTCCACTTCTTTGGAAATATAGGCTATATTTTCGTCCGTCAGAACGTCAAGGGCCGCTTGCAGCACCGCCGCTTCGATGGGTTCCAACCTTTCGTTTTTCTTGTCGCACACCTTGGCCCGGCGGTTGTTACAGGTGTAATAATGGTGCCGGACACCGTGGCGGCTGGTACCGGCGGTTCCGGTCATGGGGGAGCCGCACAAGCCGCAGAACAGCTTCCCGCTCAGATAGTAGGAAGCCTGCGCCTTGTAGGCCCCCGGCCGGTGGCGGTTCGCTTCCAAACGCCGCTGCACCTGGAAGAACAGGTCGTCCTCTATGATCCTGGGACAGCCCCCGGCGACACTTACGGTTCCATTATATTCATAGATTCCGATATACTTTTTATTGCGCAGAATCGTGGAAAAGCTGGAACGGTTAAAGGCTACACCCTTGGCGGTTTTGTGGCCTTCCTGGTTAAACTGCCGGGCAAGCTGTTCCATGGGCTGGCCGCTGTCGTACCATTCAAAAATCCGGCGTACCAATTCCGCCCCCACCGGGTCGATCTGCCACCGCTTATCCGGCCCCGGCCGGTAGCCAAGGGGCGCGCTGCCTGTTACCTGGCAATGCTGGGCAGCCTTATTCATGCCCCGGCTAACATCTTCGGACAGCTTCGCGCTAAAGTATTCCGCTACCGTTTCGATCATGCCCTGGGTAATAACGCCCGCGCTGCCGTCCGGGATAAATTCTGTAACGCTGATAAGACGAACCCCGGCCGCTTCCAGCTGCCGCCGGTAAAGGGCACTTTCTGCCCGATCCCGGAAGAAACGGTCATACCGCCAAACCAGCACACAGTCCACCACCCCGGCCGTAGCGTCCCGGATCAGCCGCCGGAAGTCGGCCCGGTTCTCTGTTCTGGCACTACGCGCCCGGTCGATATACTCCCCCACGACGGTGATATTATGTTTTTGGGCATACTCCAGACATATATCCCGCTGCCCTTCGATGCTAAGTTCCTGTTGCTTGTGGCTGGAAAACCGGCAGTATATAAACGCCCGCACAAAATCACCCCTTCCAAAGGTTAGGCCCGTTCTGTAATTTCCAAATGAACAAAATAGTTTATATCGTCCTTTTCCAGTACGAAAACGTCCTCGTCCTTTTCATCGTCATATTCTTCATAAAGGCGTTTGAACTTGCCGCCGCCCATCTTGCAGTCGATACCCATAACCCCGCCGCTTTCCATAAGTTTCAGCAGATGGGAAGCCGACCCGGATTTGATATAGCCAACGTGTTCACCGTCTACAATAACCTTGATTGCGTTGGGGTCGTATTCATTGCCCGGTTCCGGCATGAGCTGGACTTCGGAGGGGAAGAACAGGTACTGCCATATTTTTTCGTCCGTCCTGTCGTCCGCGATCAATTCCCGTTTCGTCATTTCATAATCCGGGTTTTCCATGGCTACGTTTAAGATATTGTCAATGTAATGAGTTACACCCGTAACCTTGTATTTCCGCACCTTGACCGGCTGCCCGTTTTCGTCGGCCGGAGGATCAGCAACCGGCGCGGGATTAGCAACCGGAGCCGGTGCCGGAGCTGGAACGGGTACCGCCGCTTCCGTTTCAACAGCAGCGGCCCGCAACTGCTTTTTGTAAGATCTGGCCTTCCAGAAAAATAGCAGGGCAATACCGATAAAGAACAGGCCGAACCCGGCCGCGCCGCCCAGGATCAGCAGCAAGCCGCCAAAAGAGAACAACAAACCGAAAACATTAAATACGAACCGAATAAACTTTTTCATATACTGCACCTTCCTACCCGCCCATTGTGGCGGGTTATTTTTTTACCCTGCGAAACTGGATGATTTGGCACTTTCTTGCGGGATGGCCTGGTATTCAAAATCCAGGGCGTTCAAAATGCGGGCCTGGGCCATGCTGTCAAGCGCGTGGAACATGGAAAGCAGACGCATATCTGCTTCGGAAACAACAGGAGCCACCGGAACCGGAGCGGGCACCTGTTCACAAGCCCGGCCAATTATGAAATCAACGGAAACCCCGAAATAATCAGCAAGGCGCACAAGTGTGGCCGTAGGGGGATCACTTTGACCCCGTTCATATTTGACGTAAGTAGACCGTTCGACACCCAGCAGCCTAGCAACATCCTGTTGGGTAAGATTGGCGTTATTGCGTAACTGTTTCAGACGTTCCATAACATCACCCCTTTACTTTGATTATATGTGAAAGTATTTCACATATCAAGAGAAGTGGAGAAAAATCACATTTTTTCATTTTGCCCCTTGACTTGTGAAGTAACTTCACATATAATGCAAGCATACAAGTGAAGAAACTTCACACACAAAAGGAGTGATTACAGATGGAAGGTATTAAGCAGAAGCGCGAAGCGTTGAACATTACACAAAAGCAGCTGGCCGACCGGCTGGGCGTTGAGCGTTCCACCGTAGCAAAGTGGGAAGCGGGCGCGGCCTTCCCTTCCGCCGCCAAGCTGCCGAAGCTGGCGGAGGTATTAGGCTGCACCGTCGGAGAACTGTACACGAAGGTTACAGCGTAAACCGGGTTTTGCAGTTGAATACAAAAAAGAAGGGGGCCGCCCACGATGGGAGCTAAACAGAATACAGGCCGGATCATTCCGGCCGCTGCCACATCGATTGCGGCCACGATCTACCGGGCCAAACTCTGGGCCACCCCAGAGGAAACGGCCGAATGGTTAAAAACCGAAACCGGGCAGCGCATTGCCGCCCTTATCGAAAAAGAACGGAGGACAAACGGGTGAATTGGGATACTGAGATTTGGGCACCGTGCCGCCTGGGTGAAGCCTTCACCCTGCGGGAGTTCCAGAAAGAACACACCGAATACCTGTACAGTATCAAAGCGGACTGGATGGGCCACCATGGCGACGCTTGTTCTGTACGCTTCCTGCAACAGCTGGAAGAAAAGTACCCCCATAATGTCCGCCTGGGCGCAGGCCCCCGGCCCTGGGGCTGCTGCTGGACATACGAAGCTAAAATCAAGATAACCCCGCCGGTATGGTGCTGGGATATGCAAGAGGACACCATGTTCGGCCTTGACCTAAAACCGAAGCGCAACGGCAACCGCCGGAAAGCAAAACTTGATTGCGTGATGATTCACCAGGGCCGCCCGGTCTATCGTATGATCATCGAAACGTCCGACGGCGATAGCCACCAATACTATGACAGTATTCTGGTGCTGGATCCCTATTTCGCCCCGATCTGGCCCGCAACTGCTGACAATAATACAACAGTTGAAGAACCGGCCCGCGATCTGGCCGAAGATATTGTAACCGCTGCCGTTTATGCTCTGGAAAGCGCAATCATCAACGGCACCGATTACGCCGCCCCTACCGGCATAGTGGCCGCAGCTGCGGCCGATCCTGTGGCGGCACCCGTAACAGAACCCGCCGAAGCGGAACAAACCCCGGAAGAACCGGAACAGACAACGACTTCCGAAAATACGGCCACCGTGGCCATTTTGCCGACCCCGGCAAATTGCCCGGGATCAGAGGTAAAACCACCCGGCCCGTGTATCGGCGGCCGCCTGCCGTTCAGCGGTAAACATTACTATTATGTGTGGTTTGATGAACCGCACACGGAGGGAGATAAAGCCAATGAGTAAAAAGCGAAACCGCCAACCCGCACCCCAGGCCCCGAACCCCGCCGCAATGAACAAGATCACGCATAGGGGCTATACCATTGTCCAGAGCGCCCGAAGCCACCGGGTGGCGATCGGTAAAGACGGGAAGGTGCTGCACTACGGCAGCAGCGACCACACTTTAACCGAACAGGAGCTGCGCCGCCGGGTGGATGATTTCATTAACATAGCCGAACACATGGCATAAAGGAGGACACCATGGAAAACACCGCCGCCCCTACCTTCCAGGAGGAATTACAAAACCGCCTTTCCCGCTTTCAACAGGAAATGACCCGGTACAACCTTCACGTCGCAAATACCACAAACGGCACCTTCCGGGATGAAACCCGGATCACCTACAACTTGTATATGTGTACCGAACCCATCCTCGCCAAAGGAAACAAGCAGCTTATTAAGCAGCTGAAAGCCGCCGGTTACTGGGTTCAGAAATGGAACGCCAACCCCGAAGGCTTCCCCCGGCGGTTCATGTTCCGGGTCTGCAAGGTCGTACAGGTAGACCGACCCACCACCGAAGCGGAAGCGGAAAGGGTGGCGGCCTGTGAAAAATGACGTTATCAGCCGAAAGGATTTCTATAATTCCCTGGTAGAAATCCGGGATCGATACGAATTTATGGGCGACCCCATTCTGGCTTCCACGATCAACGAAGCAATTATCTGCCTGCGGGACTTCCCGGCGGAAAACGCCGACCGTGTGGCGGTCTATGCCGAAGCCCTGGAAACCTTCGGCGTTGATACTCAGCTGGTTGTCGCTCTGGAAGAAATGAGCGAGCTACAAAAGGAAATTTGCAAATCCCTGCGGGGATTTACCCACCCGGCAGAGCTGGCCGAAGAATTGGCCGACGCAACCATAATGCTGGAACAGCTGCGGTTTATCTTCTCTGTTGGCCCTGCGGCCGAAAAGATCATGGCCAACAAAGTGGCCCGCCTGCGGCAGCGCATTGAAGAAGCCAAAACCTAGAGAAGGGAGAACCGGAAATGCTGAAAATTACCCTAGAGATTAAAAATTCCAACAGTAAGACCGGCGCGGGTATGGTGTTCGTTTGCAGCACCCCGGCCGAAGGTGAAGCGGCCCGCAATGCCGTGGACGTTATTGTAGCCGCCGCCGTGGATCAGATGGCCAAGGCGGCCCAGGAAACCGAAGCGGTATAGCTGGGAGGGGCGGCCATGTTTGGAACACGATTCAAACCCGTGGAGGGTGAAACCTACATCAACCGGAACGGCGGCGCATACAAGTGCGTCGGATCGATCCACGAAACCCCGTATTGTGTCGGCCCTGCATATAGTGCCCGGCTTGTGAACCTGGCCTCCGGTTGGGAGCTGACAGCAAACGGCCTTATTCAGTACCCGGACGGGACAATAGAATGGGATTACAGCAGCAACGGCAGATTTGCGGGGGTGCCGGAATGAGCGAAGTTCTGAGAAGTTCCCGCAATATACCCCCTGCAAGGGCTGCCCGGATCGTTACCTGGCCTGTTCCGATCATTGCCAAAAGCCCGAATATCTGGCCTACAAGGCAGAGCGGGACAAGATCAGAGAAGCCCGGAAGAAAGAGTCGGCCGCCTGGGCCTACACCGCAAACGAAATAAAGAAGAACCGCCGGGGCAGATAACCCGGCGGGAGAATGGAGGAAAACACAATGGCAAGTTACCAGCAAATTACCGGCAAGTTAAAGCCGTACACCTTTACCGAAGATGATGCCCAGGACGCGGAAGTTATCGCAATGGTGAACAGCAACCCCGACCGCAAGGTGGATTTAGACACGCTGCCCCCCATCGTCATGGGCACCGACGGCCACCTGTACTTCATGGACACCACCCCCGGCCTATGGGAAACCTTTAAGACTATGTTGACCGTTTCGGCCATCGGTTGCGGTATTCTGGCCGCAGTCCTGGGCCTTGTCGCTATGGTGGTATGTCTGGCCGCAGAAGTGCCGCTGCCCGTTTGGGTTCTGAAAGGCAGCACCGGCGGCACCCTGGCCGCTGCCCTTGCCCTTTCCACATACAGAGGAACCGGCCATGAAGAAAAGAAAAACCATTGATGAAGTATTGACCGCGCTGAACCTGTGCGGCCCTGGGTTCTACAATGGAGCCTGTCAAAAATGCCCGTTTCTTAAAGACTGTATGCCCGGCGACAATGACGTGCTGATCGAAGAAGCCGCCCTGGTTATTGAAACCTTAATCCGTTCCCGTGCCGAAACGGCCAAGCAGCTGGCCCAGCTTGCGGCCACCTTGCAGGGCGGAAATATCCCGGTTTTTGTCGTTGGCCACAAGTACCGGCACGGCCGGGAAGAATACTGGGTGAACCGGGGCCGCTTCCGTGCTTCCGATCTGGAAAAGCTGGGTAAAACCGTCTTTTTGAACTATGGCCAAGCTATGAGAGAAAAGGAGAGATTGCAAAATGGTCATAAGTGAAAAGGCCCTGTTAAAGGGCATTAAAGAAGAATACCGGGGCCAGGGTTACACCGTGGCGGCCCGTGAGAATGAAGCCGGTGAATTGGTGATGGTGATTGAAGCTGCCGACTGGCTGGCCGAAATCGAATGGAAGAACCTTCCGGCCAAGCTGCTGGGTCTGGTTGCGGAGCATTTGAAGGTGCTGCCCACCCTGGGCCAGGCGTTCAAAGTCCAGAAGAAAGAAACCCAAACCACCATTTTCAACCTTGTGGATCGTATGCCGGAGATTCAGAAAGATGCCCCGGTCATTTTGGCCCACCGTACCCGCCTTATGTATGAAAATATGGAGGTATGGCAGAAAGACGGGAACAACGGATGTATGTTCATCCCTGCGGAAACGGCCGCGCTGATGCTGGATTATGGCCGGTTGGTTCACTGGGTGAGCGGCGGCGTTTACATCCAGGGCAAAGCGTCCCGGATTTTTGTACGACACAGCAACTACAAAACCACCGATCCCCAGCAAGATGCCATTAACTACCTTAACGGGAAACGGTGGTGGTAAACATGGCGAAAACACCGACCGCTTGGGCCGTGCTGCTTCCGATCCACCAACTTTATGCAAACCTTATTTACCAGGGCACCAAAACGGCGGAGCTTCGGAAAACGGTTCCCCGGTTCAACCCCGACGATCTTAACCCGGCAAAATATCCGATCCGGGTATATATGTACGAAAGCAAGACCGGCGGCGGGCCGGGCATGATAACCGGCTTTTTCGATTGCCCGGCATTCCTGGGCATAATGCTGCAATCTGAAAACGAACACATACCGCAAGGGTTTGTAGATGCTGCCCAGGTAAGCGAAGAATACATAAGGAAATACGCGAACGGCGGCTGGGTTTATGGTTGGCAGATTATGAACCCCACCCGCCTGCCGGAGCCGGTGCCGCTGTCTGCTCTGGGGTATGCTTACCCGCCCCAGAGCTGGCGGTACCTTAACGCTTCCGCTTGTTCCATTTTGCGGGAGGTGGCCGAAAGTGGGACAAAGCCATAAACCACCATTCTGGTATTACTACGACTTCGGCCCGCTGGCCCCTGGAACCTATTACCACGGCAACAGTTTCGAGATGCTACCGCTGATAGAAAGCGAAACCGTGGACATGGTTCTAATAGACCCGCCCTATTACATGGCCAAAGATAAAGCATGGGACACCTTCGACGGAAAGCCGGACTATTTGAAATTCATGGGCCAAGCCTTTGAACAGGCCCAGCGGATTCTAAAGAAAAATGGAACCCTGGGTTTTTGGCATAACGACCTACAAAAGATTGCATGGTTGGTGGAATGGCTGGAAGAAAATACCGCCCTGCGGTTCAATACCTGGGGCGTATGGGTAAAGCCAAACCACCGGGCCAAACTCTGGAAGAACCCCGGCCCCGGCAATACCTTGCGTAGTTGGTTCAACATTGCGGAATTTTGCGTGTTCTTTGTGAAAGCAACACCCGGCACGGCCTGGAACAAATCGGGCCTTGAATTGGTGAAGCTAGATACGGGGAATTTTGAAACCCTGCGCGATTACTTCCGCCGCCTTCAGCAGTACATCGGAGTTACGAAACGGCAGATTATAGAAACCTGCGGCCAGGCCGCCGACCACTGCTTCCGCTGGAATAGTAGTCAATGGATGCTGCCAACGGAAAGCACATACCAACGGATCACCGCCGCTTATGACTGCGGCAGCTGGCCGGGGTTCGTCCCATTCGATATTCTCAAAGAGCAATACGACGAAGCGGTGGCGGGATATGCTGACCAAATCCGGGAAGCCGAAGCCGCCCGGTTCGTCCACAACCTGGATGATAACCATTGTAATGTCTGGATCACCCAGGAACAGGGGGGGCCACGGCGGCACCCGTGCCAAAAGCCCGTAGACATTACGGAAAGAATCATAACCACCCACACCAACCCCGGCGCGCTTATCGTGGATTTTTTCGCGGGAAGCGGTGCCGTTGGGGTGGCGGCGATCAGAAACCGCCGCCGGTTCCTGTTGATCGACCAGGACGAAAAGCACCAGGCAGCCGGGGCCGCCTGGATCGAAAAAGAAAAAGCGCGCCTTTGCATTTGACTGCAAGGGCGCACAAAAAAAGAAATGCGCCCACGGGAATGGGCACACTTCCAATAATTGCCAGGGGATTGTCTACGATTATTATATCGTACCTGTGGCGTTTTGTCAATGCTGCCAGAGGGCAGCAAGAAGGACTTGTATGGGGTGATAAAAACAGAACACTCTAAAGTCTTAGGAGGGCCACCACATGAAAGGGAATACCGTACAGAGGGAAAGGCGGTATGTTTGCGGACAAACCAAACAGAACGCCCAATACCAGGAAGTCGAGATCTACACCGTTAGCACGGATCAGAAAGGCCGGGAAAGAGAAAAGGAAAAGACCATACCCCCAGCCTTTCGGGGAAAGCAGCCGGAGAAGTGGGACGGGCATAACGCCAAGCGTTCCCGTAAATGGTTCAGCCGGTTACTGGCTACCAACTTCACCGAAGCCGATACCCACACAACTTTGACATACCACCCGGATTATTTACCGGAAACAGATAAACAGGCAGAGCGGGACATAAGTAACTTTTTGCGGCACCTTCGGGTCGAATGTAAAAAACAGGACTTCCCGGCCCCGGAAGCTATCATAGTCACAGAGAACCAGGAAGCCAACCCGGAAACAGGCCAGCGCCTAGTCCGCTACCATCACCATGTTATTTTACGCTGTCAGCTGACCCGCGACGAAATAGAACGCTGCTGGCACCGGAAAGGCAAACAGCTGGGGTTCGCCAATGCTGACCGCCTAAGAATGGACAAGGGCAGCTTGGAAGCCCTGGCCAATTACTTGATGAAGTACCCGAACCGGAAACACAGATGGAAGCGAACAAAGGGCATACGCGACCCGATCCAGCCGCGGCCCAATGACACCAAATACACCCGGCGCGGTATCGAGAAAATAGCCAAAGACCCCACGAAGCTGCATAGCAAAGAGTTTTGGGAAAAGAAATACCCCGGTTGGGAGCTGACCGAAGCCCAGGCAGAATATAACGACTATTGGGGTTGGTCTATCATGCTGAAAATGCACAAGATACCAGAACGAAGGGGGCGGCCGTATGCCTGTTAGATTGCAAGACCTGGGGCCAAATGCCCAACGCCAAGCCCTGGCCAAGCTGCAACAGCTTGAACGGGAGCGGAAGGCCAGAGCCGGGCCGCCGATCAAGGGCACCGGACAGGGCAGCAAGCTGGAAGAAGAATATTACCGGCTTTACATCTGGCCCATGGAGCTGGCCGGGAAGATCAGCAAGGTAGAACAGCATCGCCGCTTCGAGCTATTACCGAAAGCAGAGTATTGCGGCCTGTCACTTCCGGCAGCACACTACACCCCGGATTTTCTGATTTACTACACCGACGGCACGGTGGAAGCCGTGGAAGTCAAGCACGAAGCGATCCGAAAGAATCAGCGGGATTATATATACCGCCGACGTTTATTTATCGACAAAGTGGCCCGCCCAAACGGGTGGCGGTTCACGGAATACATAAAACGGGAGGATAAAAAACCATGACAGACCTTGAAAAGACTTATGAAGCGATCCACGCCCAGCAAGAGAAGTTGAAGCCTTTTAGCCCGGCGTACTGTCTGGGTGAACAGCTGAAATCAATTCTTGCAGACCAACCCCAGGCCGCCGCTATTGTCCTGGAAGATTTCAAAAACCCCGGCATGATGATTACTGACTGCGAGAAGAAAATCGCAGAATTTGCCAAGGCCCACAAGGTTGGAAACTGTGGCTGCTGCCCACCCCAGGAAGCTGACCGGATTATCCGGGAATTTTACGGGATTCCGGCCGCTGCCAAGGTGCCCGGCGTTCTGACCTTCCCGCACGAAACCCAGGCCGCCAAGCTGAAACCAAAGCCCCAGGCCAAGAAAGTAAACCTTGCCGCTTTTATGAAATAAGGGGAGGCGGCCGTATGAACCTTGTGACGTTATTACCAAACCGCCCTGCAATGTCTGATTCCGAACTGGAAAAGTACCTGTTGGAACACGGCGGCCGGGGCCGGGAAGTGCTGACATATCGAAAGGTAAGGTTGCGCAACCCCTTAACCAACGAGCTGGAACCCTGGGCGAAATGCACCTGTTCCGCTTGCAATGCCGAATGGCACGCGCATATCTACGGGTATAGCGGTAGCTACCCGGAATTTGAAAACCACGACGGCACCCAAATCAATGGCAGCGCAACCACCTGCCCGGAGTGCGGGGCCAAAGTGGAAGCGGCATACCACACCCGTTTGAAACGTTACCCGATCAAGAGCAAGCGGTATGTTTGGGAGATCGTAAAAGCGGAAGGCTGCATAATGTTCGTTAACTGGCTGCTTATCTATGAGATAGACGACTGCGGCCCGGCCCTTTGGCCAGAGAAACGGAACGCCTATATGCTGGATTCTTCCGGCAAATGGCACCGGTTCACGGCCATGGAGCGGAGCGGGTGGTCGAGTATGTCCGCAATGGTTTACACGGATCAATGGTACGAAATGCAGAAGTTTTCTGTTACCGACGGAAACTTCCGGTATACCCTGCCACACGATCCGGCCGTGTATGAAGGTACCCGCCTGGAAAATGCCAAGCTGGAAGTGTTGGCGGCAGCACAACCAGAGGTTGACCGGCTATTGTATGCCCGTCTGTACACCAGGCACCCATCCGCCGAAAATGTAACCATGAACAGCCCGGAACTTATGGCGGCAGCTCTGTACGATCTGGACGGCCCGGCCGGTCTGGACTGGATGAACTGGAAGGCAGTAAAGCCACACGAAATCCTTTACATGGAAAAGCCGGAATATAAAGCAGCTGCCGCCCTTCCATGGCGGGAAGCGTGGAAGATCGTACATAACCAGCGGGCCGTCGCCGCCTGCCTGCAATGGGGCGCACCAAAAGAATACGCGGCCACCCTGGGAGAGATCGGCACAGACTTTGCTTTCAACAGGAAAAACCGGATTATGAAGCCCTGGGGATTGGTTCGCACCTGGAATTACATCTTGAAGGTTGCCGGTACAGAAGCCCACAAACAGAATACGCACCGCATAGAAAGCGCGAAAGGTTTATGCGTGGATTACTGGGCAGATATACGCCGGGCCAACATGGACACGGAAAACAGCGCGGTAGTATTCCCCAAGAACGTAAGAACCGCCCAGGCCCGCGCGATCCAGGCGATTAAATACGCCGAGGACGAAAAGCTGAAGGTACAGTTTGCAAAGCAGTCCGAAACCCTGGCCCCGCTGCACTGGGAGTTCGGCGGCCTGCTTATTGTCCCAGCTGAATCAGAAGCCCAGCTGATTGCAGAAGGCAAAACGCTAGGCCATTGCGTAGGCGGTTACGCCCATGCACATTGTACCGGCCGCAGTATATTTTTTATACGGCACGCCGCCGCACCTGATCTTCCCTTCTACACCCTGCAACTAGACACGGCCACCGGCCGGGTAATGCAGAACCGGGGCGCAAAGAACTGCGACAGAACCCAGGAAGTAAAGGACTTTGAAAACCGGTGGTTATCCGAAGTTGTTACCCCGTGGATCAACAGCAAAAAGAAACAGCCGCCCCAGAAGGCGACAGCATAATATTTCAATCTTAGGAGGAATAACACATGGAACAGATTACAATTTTGCCCAATGCCACACCTGAACAGCAGCAGGCCGTTTTACTTCATGCCGAGATCGTAAACGCTGCCCAGGTGGCGGCCAATGCTCTGGCCGATCTGGGCCGGAAGTTGAAGCGCATGAGGGACGGCGGCCATTATAAAACCCTGGGTTTTGCTACCTTTGGGGAGTATACCGAAGCGGCGGTAGGTATCAAACAGCGGCAAGCCTATAACTATATCCAGGTAGTCGAAAGCCTTCCCGCGCGTCTGATTGAGGAAAACGCCGCCGCCGGTGTTACAAAGCTGGCATTGCTTGCCAAGTTAAACCCGGAGGATCGGGAAGACCTGACCGGCGACACCCTGGCCAATATCACCGTTTCCGAATTAAAAAAGATCGTCGAGGAACGCGACGCACTTAGCCACCAGTTAACCATGTTTCAACAGGATGAACAGGTCGAAACCGTGGCGGAAGTGGAAGCGGAACCCGTGGACGTTGAAGCGATCCGGGCGGCCGCCATCGAAGAAACCCGCAGGGAAATGTCTGCGACCTTTGCAGAACAGGAAGTCAAGATCCGCGCCGAAATGAGAGCGGCCCAGGCCGAAGCCGTGGCAGCTGCCACCCAGCAGGCTGAGAAAACCGCCGCTGCCGAAATCCGCAAGGTAAAGGCCGAAGCTACCAAAAAGGCCAAGGAGGAAACCGCCAAGCAGGTGGAACAGGCAAGAACCGAAGCCGCCAAGGAAGCCGCCGACAGGCAGAAAGAAAAAGACCGCGTAGCTCTGGAACAGGCCCAGGCCGCCGAAGCTGCGGCAAGGGAACACGCCGAAGCCTTGGCCAAACAGATGCAGTTGAACAGCGACGAAGATAGCGTAAAGTTTGCCTTGCTGTTTGAGCAAATGACCGACAAGGTAGAAGCCATGCAGACCCTTGCGGACGAAATGCGGGACACCGGAAAGAACGAACAGGCCGACCGGCTTATGGGAGCCTTACGCGGTGCCCTGGCTGCCGTCCTGGCCGATCTGGAAGGGGGCGCGGACGATGTGGGTTAACAGCTTTCTGACAGGCTGGGAAAGCATGGGCGGCGTGGTAGCTATGTGCCTGGGTGGCACTGCTGCTATTATCCTGGGCCTGTTCCTGTTGGTGGCGGCCCTGCTTATCCTGGCCGTTGTCCTGGGTGCCTTGTTCAATGTGGCAACGGACAGAATGGCCAAACGCTGGGAAAAGACCGGCAAGCAACCGCCGCACCGTTGGGCGGAGATCATAGCAAGGGGGCGACATCGTGGGAAGTGATAACAAGAAGAAGCCCAACGCCGAAAAGAAAAAGGCGTTAGGTGAATACCTGGAAGCAAAGAAGGAATTGAAATACTGGGTTAAGAAGGTGGCAGACCTTGCGCCGCTGGCCCTGTATCGCAGCCCGTCCGCCAATGCAATGCCACCCGGCGGCGGTTCTGGTAATCCCATTGAAGCGGCTGTGGTCGAACTGGAAACAGCTAGGGAGAACGAGCGGGCCGCTGTTAAAAAGGCCACGGCTGCCAAAGCGCGGGTTATGGCGATCATCCAGACGGCACCCGAAGCCGACCAACGGGTGTTGCTTATGCGGCGGTATATTGACGGCATGGAATGGGAGGACATAGCCGAAGCAGAAGGCAAGTCGAAGACCTGGGCGACCAACCTTCACGGTACTGCTATGAAGTTCATAAAGCTACCGCCGGTGGAAGTTCAGGTGTAAAAAGTTTTTTTCAGTTGTAAAAAGTTGTGGACTTTCTGCCACACCTGCGATATTGTGTAATCTAAGAAAGCTACGGGGAAACCCGCAGCTTTCTTTTTCGTTGCGGGAGGTGGCAGCATGGCATTACCATACGACCCAGACAGCTGGCCAGCGTCCTGGATTTTGCAGTTGATTGCAAAGGGAGAATTAAAAAAGTTCTACCTATCACAAGAATGGAAGCGGTTTCGCCTGCGCATCTTGAAGTCCCGGCCGTGCCGGTGCCAGCTCTGCGAAATGAAAAGCCCGGCCGTCGTTACGCCATTGCGCAGACCATGGGAGAAGCGGAGCGACAGCAACGACCGCCGACCCGTGGCGATAGTCCACCACATAAACGAAGTACGCAAGCGGCCAGACCTTTGCCTGTCTGAGTACGACGAGAGGGGCCGCCTTAACGTAGCCATTGCCTGTCCTGGGTGCCACTGGGATGAACACCATAAACGTTTGCAACCGATAACGGAAGAACGGTGGTGAAACAGACTCCCCCGGTCGAAAAATCGAAATTCCGGCCGGATCAGGAAACCGAGGCCCAGGCAAGACAAAACCGCGCTGTCGTGCGCGCGAGGGAAAAATTGAGGAAAAACCGGCCGGGCATATAATGTTCGCGCGTGTGTGCGCGTGCGTATAGGAAAAGCCGAAAACGGACAGAAAGGGGGCCGGAAAATGACGGCGGAAGAAGTCAAAAAAAGCCTTATTAAACAGCTGGAAGATAGGGGCGCAAACGTCCACCATTTTATCGGCCTTATTGAGGATTATGTATTTTACTACAAGCAAGAAAAGCGTTTCCAGGCAGATGTCAGAAAACACGGCTTAACCATAAAAGCGATCGGAGCCGCCGGAAAGGAATACGACAAAGACAACCCGGCCATAAAGGCGGCCGCCCTTTGCAATAAACAAAAACTTTCGATACTTCGGGAGCTGGATTTGACAACGGACACGGTGCCGCCCCCGGATGATAGCGGCGGCGACCTGTGACCCATTACATACAGGACTATATAGACCTTGTACGGTCTGGAACCGTGCCGGTTTGCCGGGAACAGAAACTGCTTGTTGACCTTGTAGAAAAGACCTTCCAAACCGAAAGCATTTATGTGGACGAAGGGCAGCTGGAGCGGTACATGGCCCAGCAGAAATATTTTCCATACCGGCTTTTGGAATGGGAAACGTTCTGTTTTGCTCTGCATAATTGCGTATACAAAGCGCCCGGTTCCTTGCGCTGGCCCATTTTGATGATTGTGGTAGGCCGTGGAGCTGGTAAAAACGGATACTTAGCATTTGAAGATTTCTGCTTAATTACCCCGATCAATGGTATTGAGAAATACAACATTGATATGTTCGCCAATTCCGAAGACCAGGCAAAAGCCACCTTTGACGATATTTACGACATATTGGAGAGTGACGAGCGGTATTTCAAAAAATACTTTACCTGGAACAAAGAGGAAATTGTAAACCGCCGGACGAAAAGCCGGATCAAATACCATACCCGCGCCCCCAATTCCAAAGACGGCGGCCGCCCTGGTAAAGTTGATTTTGATGAGCTGCACAGCTACGTCAATAGCCTGCTGCTGGATGTGGCAGTTACCGGCCTAGGTAAAAGGCCGATGCCCCGCCGTACTTACATTTCCACCCAGGGCAACGTCCGGGATGGCCCCTTAGATAGATACATGACAACCGCCTTGAAGGTTCTGGAAGGTACAGAGCCGGACAATGGGTGGTTGTATTTTATTTGCCGCCTGGACAGCGACGACGAAATACACAAACCGGAAACGTGGGCGAAAGCAAACCCGTCTTTGAACGATCCCACCCGCCGGGAACTGCTGGACGAAATCATACTGGAATACGAGGAATACAAAAAAGACCCGGCCAGCCATTCCGCCTTCGCAACCAAACGCATGAACCGGCCCCAGGGCAACACCGAAACGGAAGTTACTTCCTGGAAAAACATTCTGGCAGCTAACAACCCATACCCGGCCACGCCGGAGCATGAAGCCCCCACGGCGGTTTTTGGCATTGACTACGCCGATACGCGGGACTTTGTGGCGGCGGGCATACTCTGGAAAG